TTAAACAATGACCAAAAAATGAAAGTTGTTGAGACATTAGACAGAACAGGTAATGTAAGAGAAGTTAAACTTGTATTTAGCACTTTAGCTGAATCGTTTAAGATTAACGGAACTTCAAAAAAACAAAAAGTTAGTAAGAAAATTACTGAATCATTCGCATCTAAACCAGTTGCATCAACTGCTCCTTCGAAAGAAGTAATAGCTGAATCAACTAATACGATGGCTGATAGATTCAAGAAACTTGCTAATATTAACTAATTTTAACCCAAAAAAAAAAGGAAAAATAAAAATGGCAAATTTTGATTTATCTAAATTGATGGAAGGAAAGAACCCACAACAAGTAATGCTTGCTGAGACAAGAGAACTTAAAGGAAAATGGGAACAAACTGGACTTCTTGAAGGTTTAGGAGAGAGAGAACAATCACAGGTATCTGTATTGTTAGAAAACCAAGCAAAACAATTGCTTGATGAAGCTACTGCAACCGGTACAGGTGGTGGTAACGAAGAGTGGAGTGGTGTAGCCCTTCCTCTAGTAAGAAGAATCTTCGGTGAAATCGCATCGAAAGAATTCGTTAGTGTTCAACCAATGAACTTACCTTCTGGTCTAATTTTTTACTTAGACTTTAAGTATGGTACTGCACAAGCAGGTAACCCAGCATTTAGTGGAAAATCACTATTTGGTGGTACAGGAAATGACCTAGGTTCAACTGATTCTGCTGTAAACGGTCTTTACGGAGATGGTAGATTCGGATATTCAGTAAATGACGTAACAGAAGCAAATGCTGCAGTAGCATCATTCGCATCTGCATCATGGTCTGATGTTGGATTTGATTCAAGTCTTTCAGCTTCTATCGCTGCTGGACAAATTGCAAAAGTAGGAGTTGCTAAATCAACACTTACTAGACCTGATGTTGATGGTGTACGTTCATTCGTAGTTGCTGATACAGTTATTGCTGCTCAGTATTCTGCACACTCATACGCTGATTCATCTAACCTTTACTTTTTCGTAAAAGCTGATGGTGCTAATAACCCAACAACTTTAGATTCAGTAAAATATTCACAACAACCAATCGCTGCAAACAGAGGAGACTTCGAAGATAGTTCTCCACAAGAACCTGCAAGTGATATCGGTATTCCAGAAGTAGACCTAGAGTTGAAGTCTGAAGCAATCGTTGCTAAGACAAGAAAACTTAAGGCTGTATGGACTCCTGAATTGGCTCAAGATTTAAATGCTTACCACAGTATCGATGCTGAAGCTGAATTAACTTCAATGTTATCAGAGTACATCTCACTAGAGATTGACCTTGAAATCCTTGATATGTTAAAAGCTAATGCTTTAACTACTGAATACTGGTCAGTAACTTTAGGTGAAGAGTACGATGGTTCTTCATGGATAGCTGGTGGAAACGCTGCTGCTTATACTAAGAACTCTTGGTTCCAGACTCTTGGTGCGAAACTTAACAAAGTATCGAACAAGATTCACCAATTGACTTTAAGAGGTGGAGCTAACTTCGTAGTTGCTTCTCCTGATGTATGTACTATTTTAGAATCTATCCCAGGATTTACTGTATCTGCTGATAAAGATGCTTCATCTTTCGCAGCTGGTGTAACTACTGTTGGTTCTATTGCAAACAGATATACAGTTTACAAAAACCCTTACATGACTTCAAACGAAATCTTGTTAGGATTTAAAGGAAGTAATTTCCTTGAAACTGGAGCTGTTTATGCACCGTATGTACCATTAATCATGACACCTCTAGTGTATGACCCGACTAACTTCACTCCAAGAAGAGGAGTTATGACAAGATACGCTAAGAAAATGGTTAGACCTGAATTCTATGGTAAAATCTACGTTAAAGATTTAAATGCTTTATAATAGATAATACATAGTGTATTAAATTAAGAGGGGTTCGAAAGTTCCCCTCTTTTTTTTATATTATACCTTCCTTTTTAATTATTTTATATTTATAAGAGTATAATTGAAATAAGTAAGGAGAAATAATATGTCCCAAGCAAGAATTTGGACTGGAACTGCAAGCTTTACATCAGGTTCCTCTACCCCATTTGGAATTTATGATGCTGATACATCATTCGTATCAGATGCACCAAAAGTTGCATCATGGTGTGCTAAAAGATTAGGATATCCTATAATAGATGTTGAATTAGAAGGTGATAATTTCTTCGCAGTTTTTGAAGAAGCAGTATCAGAATATTCTGCACAGGTAAATCAGTTTAATATAAGAAATAATTTAGGTTCTCTTGAAGGAAAACCAACCGGCTCTAACTTTACTGGTCAATCAGTAAATGGTTCGGAATTAAGTAATGTAGTATCAATAGCAGAATCATATGGTAATCTTGCAAATGTCGGTGGTAGAGCAGATATTAAAAGAGGTTCAATTGATATAAATACTGGTTCACAACAATATGATTTACAAGCTCTTTATGGTGATGTATCTGAAAGTAGTGAAAGAATAGATATTACTAAGGTATATTACGAAACAACTCCAGCAATTAACAGATTCTTTGACCCTTATTCGGTAAGTGGACAAGGAACACTTAACTTAGTTGATGAATTTGGATTTGGTTCATTCTCACCAGCGGCACAATTTATAATGATGCCAATTTATGAGGATATGTTAAGGATTCAACAGATTGAATTCAATGACCAAATGAGAAAATCTGCACATTCATTCAATATAGTAAACAATAAAATAACAATTTTACCAAAACCAACCTCAAACTACAAACTTCACTTTGAATATCAAGTAGTAAAGGATGTTAGAGATGCAAGTAGTATTGTACTTCCAAATGTAGTATCAGATTACTCAAATATAGGATACAACTTTGCACAATACATTAAAATCAATGATGTTGGTAAACAATGGATTAGAAAATATACACTTGCTTTAGCAAAAGAGATGTTAGGTGCAGTTAGAGAAAAATATTCTACTGTTCCAATACCAGGTTCTGAGGTTTCTTTAGATGGGGCATCATTAAGAGCGGAAGCACAAAGTGAAAAAGATACTCTTATTGAACAACTAAGAGAAAATTTAAATGAAGTAAGTAAAAAAGTAAGAATGGAAAATGAAGCTGCAATGGTTGACCAACAACAAACAATCATTAACAAAGTTCCATTAGCAATTTATATAGGATAACGTTATGCCAAAGTTTTTTAACTCAAAAGATTTGGATTTCATAAAAACTATCTCAGAAGAGGTAGTTGATTATGTTGTAGAACAAGCAGTAACCTTGTTCAAGGTATCTGTGGGTGAAACTAAAACTAATTTATATGGTGAATCTCTTGGTAAAGTATGGAGAGCACCTTCTACTCTTATGGCAATTGTAGATAGAGAACCAATGAATGTAGTTTACGAAGGATTCGGTGCAGATAAACAACAAGCAGTTGAATTTAGGTTTAATATTCAGAGATTACGAGAAACATCACACTCAGTTCCTAAAATTAGAGATGTAAATGGTACATTAATACCAACAGAAGCAATTCAAAACACAACAGTTGGTTTTCCTGAGATTGGTGATGTAATATTGTTTGATGGTATCTATTATGAAATGGATAACATACGAGAAAATCAATTAATTGGAGGTCAGCCACAAATTTACGATAAAAATACAAATACTTTCGAAGATTCTAGTAATACATTGATTGGTGTTGGATTTATGGTAAGAAGAAGTCAAATTCAAATAGATGAAAGGATATATCACTAATGGCAATTGACCCATTAAAAAATATAAAACCAAATAGAGCTCTTCAATACAAAAAAGAAAGTATTGAAAAAGGTAAGGGTGTAAAATTATATGATGTTGATTTAGCAATCGCAGAACATATGATTGATACTGTATTGCCTACTGTTGAGATATTCCAAGAGAAACAAAAGATACCAGTTGTGTATGGAAATCCTGAAAGATGGAAATCTGTACAAAAAGATGGATTTTTACGAGATAAAAAGGGTGTATTACAAATTCCTTTGGTAATGTTTAAGAGAAACTCAATCGAAAGAAACGATACTCTATCAAATACAATGAATAGGCACGTTTCATATCCATCAATATCACGATATTCTAAAAAACATAAGTACGATAAGTTCTCTGCAATGACTGGAACACAAAAACCAGTTGAATTATTTGATATTATTATACCTGATTATGTTAGTATAACATATGAGGTAATAATTTGGACAGATTTTACTGAACATATGAATAAAATTGTTGAAGCCTTCCAATATGCAACAGATGAATATTGGGGAGATAAGGGTGGATTCAAATTTAGAACAAAAATAGATTCATTTGATAATACAACAGAAATAAGTGAAGGTTCTCAACGAATTGTTAGAACAAACTTTACTATGGTAGTAAATGCTTACCTTTTACCTGAACAATTTGATAATCAAAGTACACACAAGAAATCCATATCTCCTAAAAAAGTAGTTTGGGGTACTGAAACTGATTTAACAGGATTAAATCAAGGTGGTGTAACAAACTCAACAGTAGAAAAGAGATTATACAATGAATATTCAGATATAATTGATTTTATGTCAATTCGTGGTTCGCAACAAGCAACTTTTGTAGATGCTGATACATTTAAATTATCAAATGTAGAATTACCAAAATTACCACCAGAATTAAATGGTGTATTTGATACTAATGATTGGTTTAGGGTATATATAAATGGAGTATTCATACCACATCATAAATATTCATATACCGGTTCTTATGGTAATAGTGAAATAGAGTTTAATTTTTCAACAGGTTCACTTTCGGTTGGTGGTTCGTATCCAGATGATTTACAATCAACTCAAACTGATTTGGGTTATATTTTGGAAAATACAGATGAATTTGGTGTAACTGGTAAATTTATAGAGAAATAAAATGGCAATAAAGGATTTAGCAAAAATATTGGCACAAGTACATGAACCAGATGAGTATAAGTTGGTTGCACATGATTTGACAC